CCGCGGAATACCTGGTCCCATAAAGTGGTGTAAAATCCACCGGCAATCAGTATTCCAGCTATTAAGCTCGACTCCTGAAGGAAGTGCGTTCTCGAAACGAGTACCACTGCCCAAGGATCTGAGATTTCTACAAGATGGAGGGGAGTATGACAGTACCTTTATTAAGCTACTGCTTACTATCCTTTATTCAAGTAGGACTCTTAAAACCAAAGCTGAACCTAGTTTTTCTACTATTACGGCGCCCTCAACAATAAAGAGGGATCTGCCTTTTAGTAAGAAAGACTATGAACAGTTTTGGGTAGATCTTGGGTATGATATACGTCATAGACCTAGTAAAGGTATAGAATTTAATGGTTACCATGTAACGGCGAAAGCCGGCCCTAACGGGCATGCTTTAATGCAAAGTTTAAACGACTTATACACTATTATAAAGACGTCCCCTATTTTATTAGGTGATATAATTATAATGGGTGGTGAGAAGCTTAAACGGAACATTGAAGTCATACAGGATTACATTAAACCTTTGGAATCTCTTTTCTCATTGAGAATAGGAATTTTGCGGAAGTTATTTTACTTCGCGGATAAAGAAGGTAAGACTAGAGAAGTAGCTTTTTTTGACTACTTTTCACAGACTGCCCTTCGTCCGTTGCATAATTATCTATTTCGATGTTTAAAGAAGATACCTCAGGACTATACTTTTAACCAAACTGGTTTTAGTAACACCCTAACTGGATCAGATAGTTTCTACAGTATTGACCTTACGGCCTTTACTGATAGATTTCCTATCGAAGTGATTCGGCAATTATTACAAACTAAGCTTGGGCCTTTTAAGGCATCAGCTTGGTATAGAATAATGACCTTACCATTTCCCACTGCAGACGGTCAAATTATAACCTATGCAGTTGGTAATCCGATGGGTGCCTATTCCAGCTGGAATTCCGCAACCCTTGCTCACCATTTTGTGGTGTGGAAGGCCTGCCGTAAGGTAGGAATCGATTGGAAGACAGCTCCTTATGCTATGCTTGGTGACGATTTAGTTATCCGTCATCGGCCTCTAGCATTAGAGTATTGTCGACTAATCAGATTGTTGGGAGTTACCTGGTCTAAGGAGAAAACCCACGTCTCACCTCACTTCTTGGAGTTTGCAAAAAGACTTCAATGGAGTGGGAAAGATGTGACACCCTTTCCTTTAGCAGCCATGTGGCAGGAACGCGACAACAAATTAGTTGGAGCGGTAACTGTCTACATGAATGCTTCGGACAAGGCTTGGTTCGATCCGAATGATGGAATAAAAGTTTGGGCAGAATACTTTTCCCTTCGCGGCTTTA